AAGCTGCTGGCACTGGCCGAGGCGGAAAAGGGTGCCGACCAGTGGCGCGTCCTGCACCTGCCCGCGATTGCCGGCGCAGAGCGAGGAGACTACGACCCGCGGCAGGAAGGTGCCGCCCTGTGGCCCGAACGCTTCCCATTGGAAGACCTCGCCAGAATGCGAGCGTCCATCGGCGACTACCAGTTCAGCGCACTGTATCAACAACAACCTCGGGCCGGAGGCGGCACCGAGTGGCCGGACGATTATTTTTCCCGTGAAATCTGGTTCGATGATTGGCCCAGCACCATCACTCTCAAGACTATCGCCGTTGACCCGTCCAAGGGGAGGGACGGCAGGCAGGGCGACTACTCCGCAATTGTCCGGCTAGGGCGAGACAGGGACGGCACGCTCTACTGTGAAGCAGACCTTGCCCGGCGTTCCAGCGAGGCCATTATCGACGCGACACTGGAAAGCTACGCCACCTTCCGGGCGGACGCCGTGGCTGTGGAAGCAAACCAGTTTCAGGAATTGCTGGCGGTCCAGATCGCCGATCGCGCTCGCGCCGCGGGGTTGCCGATTCCAATCGTGCCCCTTGTCAACACTGTCAGCAAGCTAACCCGTATTCGCCGCCTGGGGCCATATCTAGGCCAGCATTCGATCCGATTCAAGTCTGCAAGCCCGGGCACTAAATTGTTGGTGGACCAGCTCCGCGACTTCCCCACAGCCGACCATGACGACGGCCCGGATGCGCTGGAAATGTCGCTCCGGGTTATGATTGATCTCCACAATGGGCGGGCCGCTTCGTCGTCACCCGTCGCCCGGAGGCTCCGCGTATGAACTGGTGGCAGCGCATTTTCGGCATTCGTTCCGCCCCCGCCCAGCCCTCCGCTCGTCAGCAGCGAGAAGAACTGGAAGAACAAATCAGGATCAAGCGCCTGACCAGAGCCAGCAAGCTGCTGGAAGCCTATGCAAACCAGGACTATTGGCTCGGCTCCTACAGCGACATACTCGCCCGATATCGTGACGGCGGCGTGCTGAGCTACCCGATCAGCCAGCCGACCGACCGACGGTACGGCGGAAACTTCCCGTTCTGGTTCAGCGAGCAGCAACTTTCTCTCGTGCGAGCGCAGGCCCGCATGGTCACGACGATGAACCCCAACGCTCAGGGGTTGCTGAACGGCCTTACTAGCTATGTGATCGGCACCGGCTATTCATACAAGGCCGCGGCCAAGCCTACGGCCGAACTAAGCGACGAGCTTCTAGACAAGGTGCAGAAAGTTATTGATGATTTTGCCGATGACAACAGCTGGCCAGAGATGGAGCAAGAACTGTTCTATCGCAGCCGCGAGGATGGCGAAGCGTTCCTGCGCCTATTCCCTCAATCCTCTGGCCGGCTGCAAGTCCGCACTGTTGAGCCTGAGCAGATATTCCAGCCACCTGGCAGCGATTTGGCTCACTACAGCTACGGGATCGAAACGGACCCCGACGATGTTTTTGACATCAAAGGGTACTGGGTATCCTACATGGCCCCAGGCGGCAAGGACGGCACCGAAACGGGCAACCTCGGCGAAAAAGTAGACGCTGATGAGATGGTTCACATCAAATGCAATGTGAAGCGCGCGATCAAGCGCGGGCTGAGTGACTTCTCATATGAGACGCTCGACACCTTCCTCATTGCCGGCAAACTAAGAGCCAACATGGGCGAAGGCGCCGCGGTGCAGGCCGCGATCGCCGGCATCCGCCAGCATGACGCCAGCAACCTGGGGCAGGTCGAAAGCTTCGTTACTGGCCAGGTCGACTACTCTACTTACAGCCCAGTCACGCAAAAGGAAACCGATTACCAGACGCTCCAATCCGGCAGTTTCTTGGACATACCCCGAGGCATGAACTACGTCCCGCCGCCGGGAGCCAGCAACGCAACCGCCCACTTGGAAATCTTCCAAGCGTTACTACGATCCGCGGGCAACCGGCACAACGCGCCGGAATGGCTCGTATCGTCAAACGCATCCAACAACAACTACGCCAGCAGCCTGACAGCAGAAAGCCCGTTCCTTCGGTCCTGTGTGCGTTTGCAAAAATTCTACGAACGGCCTTTCCGCCGAGTCATCCTCGCCGCCATTACGACGGCCGCAAAAGCCGGGCGGCTTCCTTCCAACATCCTCGACCTGATCGACCTTCAAGTCACGGCGCCAAGCGTCGAGACACGGGACAAAGCGCAGGAAGCGCAAGCCAACCAGGTTTACAGCACGCTAGGGGTCAAGTCGCCCCAAACCATTGCCCACGAAATCGGGTTGGATTGGGATGAGGAGCTGGCGAACCAGCAAGAGGCGCGGCAAGAGCTGGGGGCGGCTTCACCGCTACCGACAGACCCCAGCCAACTGCCACCAGAACAAGACGAAACATTCCAGACAGATGAGGGATATGCGGAGACAATCGAAGCAAACGAAAAGCCGGGCCTATGGGCGAACATCAGGGCGAAACGAGAGCGAGGCGAGCGGCGAGCGCGCAAGGGTTCCGCTGATTACCCGGACAAGGACGCATTTCAAAACGCTCAAGAGGCCGAAGGCGGAAAGTACGCTCACATCGACTTTACGCCGCCCCAAGGCGCCAGAGCCGCGGCCAAGCGTGCCTTGGAAGTGCGCGCCGAAAAACCCGAGAGCCAGCGAGGCATGACGCCTGTCGGTATTGCCCGAGCAAGGGACCTGTCCCGTGGCGCCAAGCTGTCCCCGGAAACTGTTCGCCGCATGAAAGCGTTTTTCGACCGACACGCCAAGGACAAGCAAGGCAGCACATGGGATGATCAGGGCAAAGGCTGGCAGGCATGGCAGGGATGGGGCGGCGACCCCGGCTATGCGTGGGCACGCAAGGTCGTGCGCCAGATGGATGCCGCGGACAAGGACGTGGCCGAGTGGCGGCTAACAGAGGGCCAATGGGTAACAATGGGCGCACAATCAAAAGCCCCGCATAATCGCGGCGAGGGCGAGGGCGACGCCAAGCGCGGTGGCGTTCCTGTATACATAGACGACGACGGCACAATCGCCAAAGGGCCGGCCCATATGACCGGGAAAAAGCCGAGCGAAATAAAGAAACAACAGGCTGATGCTGAACCTGCGCCTGGTCAGGGAGGCGCAGAAGTTAAGCCAGAACCAACAACGGAGCCAAAGCCGGAGCCGCAAGCCAACGAGAAGCCCGCGGAGAAGCCCGCCGAAAAACTGGCAGCAGGCCGCACAAAGGACTCAAAGCCGATTACATTTGACCAGCCCATTGTTGGGCCCTCGGGGGCCAAATTGACGAGCTACGAATGGCAATGGACGATGGGCCAGAAATATAGCGCCCGCGAAGATGGCATGGTTGATACCAAAATCAGCGATTGGGAGAAATCCGAGGCATCAAGCGAAACAGGAAAGCAAGTCGTGCATCAATTCCGGGTGACCGACAAGGATGGCAACGATCATCTAGTCAGCCTGGAAGGCGCCGCACGCATGCTGGGGTTTTCGCCAGACAAGACGAAAAAAGTAAAAAATGTCGCTAGCGCCGTCAAGACTTTGGCCAAAAATGAAATGATGCTGGCGGCAATCAAACAACGGCAAGCATACCTGACGCAAATGCGCAAGGAGGCCGGGGATCAAATTTCCGGCGAGTCAGTGCCAGAGCCGATCGTGGTGCCGGACTTGGCCCGAGGCGAGAACCGGTATTTGGTCCGAATAGGCGACTACGAACAGCCAATCTATCGCAGCGGCAAGCCTAGCGCGGACGACCTGGACCAAATGAAAAAAACCTATAGGGAGCGAAGAATAACAGACATAATCAAGCAAAAAATCCCGCAGGATATCGACCAGGCAGACGTGACCAGCAATAAGATCGACAGCCTTGGCTTCCAGATTCGCGAGTTAGAGGCAAAAATCAAAACACAGAAAAAACGGGTGCAAGACCTCTCCAAGGCGGTTGATTCGTGACCCCGCCCAACACTGCCCTTGCCGCAAAACTTGCCGCAAGGACAGGCATTGAGCAGGCCCGCACGCTGGCGCACGCCGACCGAATTGCGGACACCATTGACGCCAAGGTGGCGCGCATTTGGGCACGCGTCCTGCGCCTGATGGCCGCCAAACCTTTGCCTCTTGATGCCCGCACCAGGATCGCCGGATGGTTGCGGGACATCTACGCCCTGACGCTGAATGGATTGGCGGACGGGATGGAAGACATTGCCCACGCCAGCCACGCCCGGACAGTCAACACCCTGCTTGATGATGTGCCCAAGGCCGCGGTCTCCGTCGCCCTGTCCTTGAAGGAAGCCAGACAACTAACCGAGCCACAGCGCCGGCAGGTACAGGCCCAGCTGTTTCCTGCGCTGCCTGCCGATCGCGTGACGCAGATCGTCACGCAGCCGACAAACGGCATGACGTGGAATGCCCGCATCGCCCGCATCAGCGGGCTGGCGCCACCTGAGCAGCTGGCCGCTCTGGTAGTGCAGGGAATGAGCCAAGGGCAGACCGTGGACCGCATGGCCCGCATGATCGCCCCATCCGTCAACAATATGCGAACCTCGGCCCGCCGCATCGCCAGGACCGAGGGCATGCGCGTCGCCCATGAAGCCCGCATGAGCGCCTATGACGGACTAGGCGACCTTGTCATCGGTTACCAGATTCACGCGACCATGGACTGGCGAGTGCGACCCCATCATGCCGCTCGAAATGGCACGGTGTATTTGAAAAACCCCGGCCCCGGCCAGCCCTCTACAGCTCGGATGCCGCGGCCACCGCTTGAAGAAGATGGCACAGTGGCCCACAATTGCCGCTGTTATTTGACGCCCGTTTTGTCGGTGGACCCTGACATCGAAAGCGACCCTACGGCCCGCGCCCTGTTTACGGACAATGACCGACAACTAGTGCCGGACCCCGTCACATATGCCGACTGGTTCCAGACGGCCAGCGACCAGGAGCGCCGCTGGGCGGTCGGCGCCCGCCGGCTGGCAACCGTTACCGGCCAACTCAAACCTGGAGAGCAGCTTAGCTGGTCGCACTTCCTCGATCCTGTCACCGGCACCTTGCTGCCATTACAGCACCTGCAAGGTGAAACCACGAAGCGCCGGCAAGCCCGAATCGGCAGAGTAGATGACGTCATTGCCCAGAGGCGCGAGCTGACGGTACAGGTGTCTCGGTTCGGCTATCTGAGTCCGCCAGCAGACGCTCAGGATTTACCGGCCACTCTGGCACCGCCTCCGGAGCCGCCAGTTGTCACGCCTTTGACGGCGCCCATGGCGCCTGTGGCAGCTAGGGCCGAGGGTCCGCCCGCAGCAGAAGAACCGCCCAAGGCTGCAAAGGCGCCAAAGCCAGCCAAGACTCCGAAACCCATCAAGCCCATCAAACTCCGCAGGGCCGCGGATCATGGCCCTATTATCTTGCCTCAGAAGCTGGCTGGCCCGACCGGCTATCGCCTGGTGCGATACCTTTCTGGCAATGTTGGAGACGGGCACCTATTTGAACTGCTTAGTCCTACCGGGCGTTATATTACCGCTACACTCCGCGAGGCCATGCGCCTGCTCGGCCTGCCTCCAGAGCGATTGACCGCCTTGCGCCAACTAGCTTCCCGCGCCAGAACGGTTGGGCTTTCCAGAACGGATGCGACAAGGCTGGCCGATGCCGCAGCGCTCAGCAACCTCGCCCGGGATCGCATAGCGGCCAAGCAGGCAGCCAAAAGGGCTGAAGCCA